AAGCGATGTCTTACCCGGCGGCCGTTCCGAAAGGGCGGCCGCCGTTCTATTTGAGCTTCAGTGCCCTCTTGCAGAAGGCCGTCGACCAGTCGGGATGCTGGACACAATAGGCCACCACGGACGCCAGCGCCGGCTTGTTCATGATCATGACCTGATCGGCCAGGTCGATCGCTCCGGCGTATTGAAGGTTGTCGAAATTGGCGGCCTTGAGATCGGCGATCGGAAATCCAACCGAGATAGCCGGCATTGCCGATTCGTGGCCGAGGCGATCGACCATCTTCTCGTCGAAGAAGAAGATCACGCCATTCACCCCCGGAGCAGCTTCGGCGTAGGGCTTCTGAAGGCCGATTCCGACCGAGCGAACGGTGTCGCCGGCGGACATCACCATGCCGTCGGGCGTGTAGTCATCCTTAATCATCGCATCGACCATCAAGGTTTGGCCATCGACCTCGACCTTGGTGATTGTATCCGCCGCGCTCTTGAGCGACGGCCCGGCCCCGGCTGGCGTTGGCTTGGCAATGACGGGCTCCGCCACCCGCGGCGCCGGCGGAACCCGTGCTGCCGCCGCTGCCGGAGGCGCGGGTGGCGCGGGAGGAAGAAGAGACCCTCCGACGCCGAAGGCGATCACGGCAACGACGACGCCGCCGAAGGCGCTCAACCGCCTGCGCAACCATGCAAAGGGCAGCGGGTGGATCAGGCCGATCACCGACGCGATGACCAGCACAAGGGAGCCAAGAATCAGGAGAACGCCCACGGTCTCTTTCATATCGATGTCCCTAAACAGGTTGAAAGACGGAGGCGAGGATGCGCCCGACGGGAGCGAGCATCTGTTGGCTGTCGGCGGCGATGGTGATCGGCTCGGTTTCAGGGCCGGCTTTCAGCATGAGGCCTTCCGGTCGGACCTGAACACGACGAACGATAGGCCGCCCATCGAGAAGCAAAACATAGACGTGGCCGTCGCTGAGTTCTGGCTGCGCATCCTGGCATAGAACGAGGTCGCCTTCCCGGCCGATCTCGGGCATGGCGTCTGATAGCAGAGTGGTGAGCCAGAGTCGGTGGGTCGTATGGACCGCGCGAGATATCCACTCGCGACGGATTCGCATCTTTTCGACTGGCGGCGGGATGTCTCCAGGCTCGAACTTCGCCATGTCGAAACGGAAAAGCACAAGCCAGTCCGCGTCGGACTGCTCGACCACACTGCGTTGGCCCTCGCCCTTGATGAGCCATCGAATGTTGACGCCCAGTTCGTCGGCCAAGGCCAGGGCGCGTTCGGCGTTGGGCGCCGCGCCCTTGAGGTAGTTGTCGAGGGTCTGCTGGGGGATTCCGACCGCCCGCGCGACCTCTGAGGCGCGCCTCATGCCGATCGCCGCGCGGAGCCTGCCGGCGAAGCCGGAAGTTTTCCACGTTCTTCGATCATCGGCGGGTTGACTAATCCCACTTTCAGGTTTCTCTACCCGCTTGCCGGTAATTCGCCTTGCCATCAGGGAGACCTCGCGTCAATGCACCCAGAACTCGTCAAAGCGGAGCTGCGAATTCGTTTCGGCACAGTGAGGGCGTTCGAAATCGCCTTCGGCCTCGCGACCAATTCGGTCCGGGACGTACTGCGCGGGCGCTCGGCTCGAAAGACCGCCCAAGCCATCTCCGATTCTCTCCAAATCCCCGTCACGTCGCTTTTCCCCCGTCGGTTCGCCGACGTTGACGAGGATACAGCCCGGAAACGGGACGCGCATCGTCTAAATGAGCGCGCGGTCTAGAGATGGCCCGCGAACACCAGGTCGTCGGCGAGATCGTCGCCATTCCGGTGATGGCGATCGCGGTAAAGGATCGGCTGCGGCCGATCGATCCGGTCTGGGCCGCCGCGCTCGGATCGATGATAGCGGTCGACGGGCAGAGAACACCGATCGAGGTCTGCCGGTTGCCCGGCGACAAGGGCTATTTGCTGGTCTCCGGCGGCCATCGGCTCGAAGGGGCGATCTTCGCGGCCATCCCGACCGTGAACGCCATCATCGTCGACAACAACGCCTTGGAGCGACGGTCGCGGGAGGTGTCGGAGAACCTCTGGCGGAAGGACCTCGGCCCGTTGGACCGCGCGGCTACCGTCGCCGAGCTCTACGCCATTCGCAAGGCAATCGATGGTCTGGCACCAACCCAGGATGCTCATGCCGCCGTTGGCGCTTTTCGCGGGCCTAAGGACCTGAAAGAAGATGCGAAACAAGCGAGTGACACCGTGTCACTCGCTTTCGGCTGGTCCGAGGGTGTAGCCGAACAAGTCGGGTTGTCCAGACGGACGGTCTACCGCGACCTCGCCCTCCATCGCCGCCTCCTGCCCGACGTCGTGGAGTTGATCCGCGACCATCCGGTGGCCGCCAGCCAGGGCCAGCTTAAGGCGCTCACCAAGCTCACCGACGAGGAGCAGCGGGCGGTCGCGAAGGCGGTAGTCAGCGGGGAAGCAAAGACTCCGGCCGCAGCCGTCAAGGCGATGCGAGGCTGGAAGCCGCCGGAGGACAATCAGGACCTCTACTACGGCCGCCAGATCACCCTCTGGAGCCGGTTCACGGCCAAGACCAAGCGCAAGGTGCTGGCGGAGATCATCGCCAGGGATCGCGACCTCCCGCGTGATCTGAAGGCGTTCCTCGCCCCCCTGAGCGAAGCAGGGAAGGCCCCATGAAAACCGGCCGGCAGGACCTGGACGCCATGCTGCGGGTCGCCTCGATCCCGGCCGACGAGTCCACGTTTCTCCTACGCGCCCAGGATCCCAACGCCGCCGCGACCGTGCGGGCGTGGGTGGAGATATCCAAGCATGCCGGGGTGCCCAAGGCCGTGCTGGAACAGGCCCTGCGCCAGGCCGACGCCATGGAGCGCTGGCCGGTCAAGAAGCTCCCCAACGCCGACCATCTCACCGAGGACGAGGCCAAGCAGCTCGCCTACGCCCACTCAAGACGGCTGTGGAACCATGGCCGAATCACCCGCGCGGCGGCCGGCGCGGCGGCGATGATCTATTTTCTCGACCGGGTGATGGAAGCCGAAGAGCCCGACATCCACGCTCTGGCCGACGACGCGAAGGAACTCCGCGCCCTCCTGACCTCGGGCGCCGCCGATGCGTGAGGCGCGCGCCCCCGATCCGATCCGGCTGCGCGCCTGGCTGGAATATGTCGCCCAGACCGCCATCGACATGCTCGACGCGCTCGACGCGCCGACGATGGACCTCGAAGACGACGAGATCGAGGCCGATGACGACTTCGAGGCGGTCACATGAAGCGCCCTCCCGCCGTGCGATTTGCATTCAGCCAAGTCGCGCTAGACAGGTTTCGGATTGGGCTCGATCAGGCGGCCGCTCAACTTCGGATAGCTGGCGCCCAGTTGGTGCCCGCCCTGAAAACGTTCCAGGTTGACCTGGAGACCTATCGCGCCCGGCTGAAGGCCGCCGCGTGAAGCGCCGCCCCGCCCTCTTGGCCGACCAGCTCGCCTTCACGTTCGAGGCGCCGTCGCCGGCCCGGCTTGACGCGGGCCTGGCGGGGCTGGAGCGGTTCGTGGCGGCGGGGGTGGCGCGGGCGCTCAAGGAGGACACCCGCTCGCGCGATGAGGTCGCCGGGGCGGTCTCGGCCCTGCTCGACGAGACCGTGTCGCGCTGGATGCTGGACGCTTATGCGTCGGAGGCGCGCGAGACCCACAGCGTTTCGGCGGGGCGGTTCCTGGCCCTGATCGCGGTCACCGACCGGTTCGACATCCTGGACGCGGTCCTGACCCGGATCGGGGCGCGGGTGCTGGTCGGCGAGGAGGTTCACGCCGCCCATCTCGGCCATCTGCGCGCCCAGCTCGGCCGGCTGCAGCGCGACATCAGGCAGGCCGAAGGGCGTGTCACTCCGATCGTTCGCGGAGCTTTCGCCAAATGACCGATCTGGGGGGCAAGGCGTGGTTCACGGCCGCCGATCTGGCGGCGCTGGCGCTTCCCGGCCTCCCGAAGGTCAAGCGCAAGGTCAATGAGCTCGCCGCCGACCGCCGCTGGGCATTCCAGCGCGGCGAGAACGGCCAGGAGCTGGCCCGGCCTCGCTCCGGTCGCGGCGGCGGCCTGGAATATCACCTGGGCCTGCTGCCGCCGGCCGCAGTCGCCGAACTGGCCAGGCGCGGCCTCGCCCCGCCGCCGGCGCCGGCCGCCCAACTCGCATATTCGCATGGTCCGACCCAGCCGGCCGGCCTCCAGCAGCTCTGGGCGTGGTTCGACCGCCAGCCCGATTGCGTCAAGGCCGAGGCGCGGCGCCGGCTGGAGGTGATCGAGGCCGTCGCGCTCGTGCATCGGGCGGGTTCGAGTCGGTTCGAAGCGGTCGCCCAGGCGGCAGCCGCCCATTCTGTCAGCCCGTCGACGATCTGGACGTGGCTCAGCCGCGTCCAAAGGGTTTCGCCCGCCGATCGCCTCCCCAAACTCGCCCCGCGCCGGCAGGGCGGCGGGGCGGAGCGGGAGTTCGACCAGAGCGCCTGGCAGGTCTTCAAGTCCGATTATCTGCGCCCCGAAAAGCCCTCCTGGGCGAGCTGCCATGAGCGCCTGGCCGCCTACGCCCAATCGCGCGGAATCGAACTCCCCTGCCTGAAGACCCTGCAGCGCCGGCTGGAGCGTGAAGTGGACGGCCGGGTGATCCTTTCCCGCCGCGACGGGGCCGAGGCCCTGCGCCGCGCCCTGCCGCCCCAGCAACGCACCGTCGCCGACCTCGCCGCCATGGAGCTGGTCAATATCGACGGCCACAAGTGGGACGTCTTCGTCCGCTGGCCGGACGGCCATGTGGCTCGCCCCATGATGGTGGCGATCCAGGACGTCCATAGCCGCAAGTTCCTCGCCTGGCGGGTCGGTCAGAGCGAGAACGTGGCCCTCACCCGCCTGGCCTTCGCCGATGTCTTCCAGGCGTTCGGGATTCCGGCCGGCTGCCTCTTGGACAACGGCCGCGCCTTCGCCTCCAAGGCGATCACCGGCGGGGCGAAGAGCCGCTACCGGTTCAAAATCCTGCCCGAAGACCCGGCCGGCCTGCTCACGGCTTTGGGGATCGAGATCCACTGGGCGACGCCCTATCGCGGCCAATCCAAGCCGATCGAGCGGGGCTTTCGCGACCTCTGCGACCACGGCGCCAAGCATCCGGCCTTCGCCGGCGCCTATACCGGCAACAAGCCCGACGCCAAGCCGGAGAATTACGGTTCGGCGGCCGTCGATCTCGACCGGTTCCTGGAGATCAGCGGCCAGGTGCTGCGGGCCCACAACGCCCGGCTCGGGCGCCGCACCGAGACGGCGCGCGGCGGCAGCTTTGACCAGGCCTTCGCCGCCTCCTACGAGCGCGCCCCGATCCGCAAGGCGAGCCCGGAGCACCTGCGCATGGCGCTGCTGGCCGCCGACCAGGTGACCGCCGAGCGGGCGAGCGGGGCGATCCGGTTCTACGACAATCGGTATTGGTGCGAGGCGCTCTCGGCCCTGGCCGGTCAGAAGGTTACCGTGCGGTTCGATCCGGACAATCTGGCCGACGACATCCACGTCTACGACCTGGCCGGCCGATACCTGGTGACCGCGCCGATGATCGAGGCCACCGGCTTCCTCGACGTGGAGGCGGCCAAGGCGCGGGCCAGGCAGGAGGCCGCCTGGCGGGCGGCCACGCGCCGCGCCACCGAGCTGGAGGACCTGCTCTCCGCCGACCAGGTGGCGGCGCTGATCCCAGGCGACGAGGAGGGCGCGCCGGCGCCCCAGGCCAACGTCATCCGCCCCGTCCGCATGCGCGCGACGGCCGCCGCCGCCCGGCGCGCGCCGCTGATCGACCGGTTTGATTTTGAGGAGATCGCGCCAGCCCGCGCATTGCGGCTGGTCGAATGAAAGGCGGCGGCGAGGCGCCTGAAACGCCTCGCCGCCGAAGTCTGGGGACAAACCGTCCCTCAACAGGAGGAAGACTAGCATGAACGCAAGCCTCGGCAAAACCGAGTTCACCGCCGAAGAGATCGACGATCTGCGCGATCGGCTGAAAGCGCGCAGGGAGAAGAACGGCCTCTCCTGGGCCGACCTCGCCAAGGTCACCGGCGTGCCTCAGGGGACTTTGAGCGGCTGGGTGCCCGGAACCTACAACGGCGGCCAGATCTACGGCGCCCACGACATCGCCGCCAAGATCCATCGCTTCTTCCTCTCCCTGGAGGAAAAGGAGGCGCTGGAGGCGGCCATGCCGAGCGAGCCTGACTTCCAGATGACCACCTCGGCGCGGCGGATGATGACGTGCCTGGCCATGGCCCAGCTCGGCGACATGGCGCTGATCTCGACCCCGCCGGGGGTGGGCAAGACCGCCGCGATCAAGCAATACGCCGCCACCCGCGGCCAGGTGTTCGTGGTCACCGCCTCGCCGGCCTCGCGCGGCGTGCCCACCGTGCTGATCGCCATCCTGGCGGCCATGGGCGAGCGGGAGGCGCGCGGCACGCCCCAGCTTCTGTCGGCCCGCGTCCGAGCCCGCGCCCAGGGGGCCGGCGCCCTCCTCATCCTCGACGAGGCCCAGCACCTGTCGCCCCAGGCGCTCGACGAAGTGCGCTCGATCCACGACGAGACGGGCCTCGGTATCGCCCTGGTCGGAGACGAGACCCTGGCGGCCGGCCTCAAGCGCTATCCGCAGCTCCACTCGCGCCTGGGGGTGCGTCACAGCCAGCCCCGGCCGCTGATCGAGGACATCACCATCGTCGCCGCCGGCTGGGGCGTCACCAAGGGCGCGACCCTGGCCTATCTGCACGAGATCGGCCGCAAGGCCGGCGGCATCCGCACCCTCTCCAAGACCATGAAACTCGCCCTGCGCGCCGCCCGGGCTGGCGGCGCCCCGCTCGATGTCTCTGATCTCAGGGACGCTTGGTCGCAACGCTACGGAGAAGGCTCATGAACCGGGAAATCAACAACGCGCGTGGCACCCTGCGCCAGCTCGTCAACGGCGCCAACACCGGTTGCCTGAGTCCCGAGCGGTTCAAGTATCTGACCGCCAGGCTGGGCGTCGATCTCGACGAAATCGAGCGCGCCACCGACCCGGACGCGCCCTTGCAGCGGGCGCGCGCCCACGTCTCGCGCCTTGCCGTCATCGACGGTGACCGCCCGTGACCCGCCATCCGGGCCCGCTTCGCCGATGGCTCGCCTTCCTCTTCGCCGCCTGGGGACCGCGTCCCCAAAACCAAAGGACACCCCACCCATGAGCAAGACCCGCGCCAAAGTCCCCGCCGTCGCGTTCACTGTTCCCCAAAACAGGTCCGACGCCGCCGACGCTCTTCGGCTGATTGGTGAGCGCAACCGCCAGATCGGCCGCATCCAGGCCGACATGAACGACGAACTCGCCGCCGTTAAGACCCGCGCGGAGGACGCGGCGGCGCCGATCCGGGCCCAGGCGGACGCCCTGCTGGAGGGCCTGAAGGTGTGGTGCGAGGCCAACCGCTCCGCCATCCTGCCCAAGGGCCTGAAGACGGCCGATCTCGGCTCTGGAACGGTCTCCTGGAGACACCGGCCGCCATCGGTGAGCCTGCGCGGCATCGAGCAGGTGATCGAGGCGTGCCGCCGCATGGGGCTGCAACGGTTCCTGCGCGAGAAGGTCGAGCCCAACAAGGAGGCGATGCGCGAGGAGCCCGACGTCGCCCGTCAGATTCCGGGCGTCTCCATCGGCAGCGCCGGCGAGGAGTTCATCGCCGAGCCGTTCGAGTCGGCGCTGGAAGGGGCGGCCGCGTCATGAGCGGGCTTTCCGACCACCAGGCCATGACGATCATCCGCGCCGCCA